TAGCCATTAGGAATCTTTGGGTATTTTTTCCTTTTTGGCATATACATCACCTTCTTTCGTGAAAATGGTTAAAAATGGGTATAAAAATAACAGCCAGCAAAGAACGGGTGTTCCGCTTGCGAAGCTGTTCCGAAGATGATACAATATTTTTGTCATTGCAGAGTATTATCTTAGGATACATATTCTATTGCCGGTTCCTGTTGACGCAGGAGCCGGTTTTTGAGTTACATAACATAAAAATCTCGTAGCCAATCAATTTCGCCAAACCATTCCGGTGGTTTCACCGATATGGTTAAGTTTCATACCAGATTTGATATCAACCATTTTTCCAATCTCGGGAAAATGGTCATTTACAGAGCTATGGATATTTTACTAATTATTTGTTGGTTCTTGCACCAACAGGAACCATTTCTATTTACTTGAATTATTGTTTTTGCGTAGCGATTGCAGCGTGCAGCAAATGGTATTTAAATCTTCGTCTGTTAACGAGTCAAAATCATTCAATTGTTCTTGTATAGATGCAATAATTTTTTCTTTGGCACTGTGTGGATTATCTTGTTTAGTTCGTTGGAAAAACAGTGCTGTGATAGTGCTGGTAAGAGAGCCAATCAATCCAATCCCTACAATCATTAGTATCGTGGCAACAATTCGTCCAGGAATTGTTGCTGGAGATATATCACCGTATCCGACCGTGGTTGCAGTAACAAAACTCCACCAAAGCCCGTCGGTAATATTCATTCCCTCAGCAAAATGAATTGCGATTCCACCAAAAATAATACAGATTACAGTGGCAATAACCATATATTTCAGCCCATTAATTTCAAAAAAGAGTTTTACATGTTTATATAATCGAGCAAAATATGCTGTAACCTTTACAATTTTTAGTAATCGCAAAATTTTAAAGATTTTAAAAACACGGAAAACTTTAAATAGTGAATTAAATGGGATAATGGCTATTAAATCTAAAATATTACTTCTGAAAAAAGTCTTTTTATTTTTTGCCAACAGAAGACGTACTCCGTAATCAATAATGAAGAGTATATTAATCATAACATCTATATTACGCTGAATACGTGTACATCCGATGGCAATATCGTAAAATGCCAAATATACAGCGACAAGTGCAATTATAGAAAAAGTAATGTCATAGCCAGCAGAGAGACGTTCTTTTTGTGTTTTCATAAGAAAGAACCTCCAGTGGTGTTTTTCTTAAACTTCATAATCGCTGCGTTATATCCTGCAAGCCGTGCCACTTGATCGGCAGTCAGCCCTGGATTATCAGAAATGAGTTCATCCGGGATAAGAAGCTCTGCTGCAAATGTGTTGGCTTCATTTTCAATTTTACTCATGCTGAAAAAAGTTTTATTCCGGATAAAGTAGCAATTCTGTTTTCTATGTAAAATAGCATGTCCCACTTCGTGAGCCATTACAAGACGCATATCAGATTCTGATAAATTCTGATTAATGAATATATATCGATGATTTTTTAGGAACATATAGCATCCATCAAAATTCAAATCACATAATTGGTACAAGATGCCTAGTCGATCTGCCAGAATGAACGGATCGCTGGTACCAGTTTTCCTTTTATAGTAAGCAACGATCTTTTTTACATCATTCATCTAACTCACCTACTTTTTGTATTTCTTTGGAGTGTATTTCTCTTTGTTTATAATTTTTAATCGTTTTAATGCAATTTCCAATTCGTCACGGAACAGCTCAGCAGCTTCCGGATCTAGTTCCTCTCCGTTATAGCTTGCTGGACCAGCTTCACCAGAAGTAAGTTTTGCCATGATGTTTTCCAAATCCTTAGCAATGTCACGCTCATCTTTAGGAGTAATTTTGAGCGATTCACTATCAGGCGCTTCATTCTTGCCTGTCATTAAATAAGATAAAGATACGCCAAAATAATCAGCTATTTTTTGCAGTTTTTCTGGTTTTGGAGTGTATTTTCCTTGTTTCCAACTTGTGAGCGTTGCCGTGGTAACGCCTGTTTCTTTTGAAACACGATAAGCTGTAACACCGTGTTCTTTCAATAATTGTTCAAAGATTTCATACATAGTTTTTCTCTTTCTTTTAAAAATAACTTAGAAAACTATGCGAAAAGTATTGACTAGCATAGAAACCTATGCTATAGTACATGCATAGCTTAGATAACTAAGTTAAAACTAAGGTTTCTTAAATAACTTAGGTGACAATTTGATTATATAAGAAACCTTAGTTAAAGTCAAATATTATTTAATGAGCGGGAGGTGAAAAAGTGTACGAAAAATTGCAGGCTTTATTAGATAAAACCAACAAAACGGCATATCAGGTTGCACAGGAGACAGGTATTTCAACTGCAACACTCTCTAATTGGAAAAACGGAAATTACGTTCCAAAGGTAGATAAAATCAAAATTCTTGCGGATTATTTCGATGTTTCAATCGAATATTTCTTACAGTAGATGAGCTGATCAGTGATCCAGCAGAGAGGAGTGAGAAAAGTGCCAACTTATAAAATCATAGGAATTATAGGAATTTGGATTTTATGGGTGATTTCAAATGCAATTATTAAAAAAATAGAACCACGCCCAAAAGTATGGTTTGTGTGGTTCTCGTTTATAGCAGTAGCTTTTACGATATTTAGTTTAATCGGGAAATAGTAAATTTCCCAACTCTTTTCGAAAAGCTAGCGACAGTTCGGATAGGTTATGGTGATAAATTTTTAATTCATCTTTCGAAAGTTCACAGCATGTAGTGAGTTCTTCTGCATAGGCAATAAATTCAGATAAAAGATGATGGGTTTCATCTGTGCAAAAGAGAATAACATTGCTGCTAGCTGAAAGTAAATCAGCGTAATTTTGTAAGTCAAAGGGGGCACATGTAAAGTGACCAGCTTTTTCAATAAAGCACATATACGCAGCTTTTTTATCAACGTAGTTTTTGTCACTTTGTAAATGAAAGATTTCCTGCTTTACACGTAATTCAGCAACAGATTTATCATAATCTAAATCCATCTGATGCATTTTTTGCTGTTGTTTGTTATTGATAAGTGCGACAGCAACAGAAGATGCAAAAGATGAAACCGCAATAATGGCAGTGATTGTCCAAGTAAGGTCTATTTCCATATAAAATCTCCTTTCTGTGAAACTTGGGTGCTGCAACACCCTGTGATTTCAGTATAGGAGATAACAACGAAAAAAGCAATTACAACAAAGTGAGGTGAAAAGGAATGATAAGAAAAAGAAACCGCCAAAGATAACGGTTTCAGATTCCTCATTAGTATT